ACACTACAGGAGCTGAATATAACGCTAGTGGACTCTACATAACTTCTTTTGATTCTAATGGTTTTACAGTTGGTGATAATTCTGCAGGTAACTATGGAGTAAATGGAAACGGAATAAACTACGTAGCCTGGTGCTTCAATGCTGGAACGGATGCAGCAGCTACTAATAACGATGGGGGCAATACAAGTACCGTAAAAGCTAATACAGATGCAGGTTTTTCTATTATTACATATACAGGTGATGGTACTAATAATTCTTCAGTAGGTCACGGATTAAATAGTATTCCTGAAATGTTTATATACAAGAGAAGAAGCTCTTCAGGTTCTTGGAATATTGTACATAAAGATGTCAACAACTATAAAGCTTATTTAGAATTTACTACTGGAGCTGCTAGTAATGATTCATCAATGCAGTCTCCCACAGACTCTGTAATTAGGTTTAACACTAGCTCACCATCTTTTAATGGCTCAAATCAAGACTGGTTAATATATGCTTTCCACAGCGTAGACAAAATACAAAAAGTAGGTACTTATACAGGTAATGGCTCTACTAATGGTACTATGGTTGAAACAGGATTCGAACCTGCTTGGATAATAATAAAAGGACTAGAGGGAGATAGATGGTTAATAGCAGATAATAAAAGACATGCTCCTGTAAATAATAATGCTTTTTTAGATGCACAAAGTACTCACCAAGAGTCAGCATTAGGAACAGGTAATGGAGTTACTTTTTTATCTAATGGCTTTCAATTAGCAACAAACGACAATGCTTTAAACGGTACTAATAAAGGATACATATACCTTGCTATAGCAGCAGACCCTGATACTACTACTCCAACTGTAGAGAATAGCTTTGATGTTGTTACTTATACAGGTAATGGAGGAACTAAAAGTATTGATACGAGCTTCAAACCTGACCTTGTATGGATAAAGCAAAGAACAGGAAGTGCTGCAAATCATTTACTGTTTGATTCTATTAGAGGTGTTCATAAACAGATTAACTCTAATCAAAGCTACGCAGAAACAGATAGGACTTCAATAGACAAAGGTTTAACTTCTTTTGATTCTAATGGGTTTACTGTGAAAGATACAAGTGCAGGGGATTATGAAATTAATGGGGTAAATGGAGGCACATATTCAGGAAATGGTACTTATGTTGCTTGGGTTTTCAAGGCAGGAGACCACGATGACAACTTACCACAGGTAAACACAGAGGGTAGTATTTCTTCGGTTACTTCGGTGAATGATGCATCAGGATTTAGTATTGTGAAATGGACAGGAAACGAACAAGCATCACAAACTGTTGGACACGGATTGAGTAGCAGCCCTGAAATAGCGTTCATCAAGCAATTAGATGGAGGTAGAGATTGGATAGTACCTTTATTTACAGAAACTTCTGGAGATTATATGGAACTAAATGATAATGCAGCTGAAGCAACAGACACTAATAAATGGAGTGCAGTTTCTTCAACAACATTCACAGTAGGTGCTGACCCATTTACAAATGGTGCAGGAAGTCCGTATATAGGATATTTCTTTAAATCTATAACAGGTTATCAGAAGATAGGGAGTTATACAGGAACAGGAAGTGCAGTAACAGTAACAACAGGGTTTAGACCGAGATTTGTAATACAAAAAATTGCATCGGCATCTGGTGATTGGGCGATGTATGATTCTGTAAGAGGTGGGAATAAAATTCTTTTTCCGTATTTAAGTAATGCGGAGCTTAATGATTCAACTTATGGTGTTACTTTCAACTCAAATGGATTTACTATAAATTCAGGTTATTCTTCAAATGGAAATAACTACATCTATTTAGCAATAAAATAATGGAAAAGAAGAAATTTAAAGATACCGGCGTTGGAAAATTTTTATTAGATAAAATACCTAGCGTCGTTGGGGCTATTGCTGGTGATACACCTGTTGGCTCTGTAATACAAGCTATAATTGGCGGCTCAAATATGAGCGATTCTGATAAACAAATTGCTCTTGAAAAATTAAAAATAGAACGTGCTGAAATAGATGGCACAACTAAAAGATGGGTGGCGGATGCTAGATCAGGCTCTTGGTTTGCTTCTAATGTTCGCCCTCTTGTATTAGTATTTTTAACAGTTAGTTATGTAGCGGGTTGGTATATGGGATATCCGTTAGATTCCATAACTGGACTTTTAACAATCGTAATTGGAGGCTATTTCGGATCTAGAGGTGTGGAAAAAGTATTTGGAAACAATAAACATAAATAAAAAATGGAAGATCTAAAAATATTTGGTCTTAATGTAGGAGCTTTACTATTTTCAGTTATACCTGATTTAAATCCTGCATTACAAACGGTAGTTTTAATATTAACAATAATATATACTATCTTAATGATAATTAAAAAATACAAAGAATAACAATGAAATACTTTAATGAATCTGAATTTAATAACTTTGAAAAAATGGATCCTAAGCTTCTTGATATGCTAGATAATCTTAGAGAAACATATGGATATCCAATTACATTAACATCAACATACAGATCGCCTCAGCATCCAATAGAAGCGCGTAAATCTAATCCTGGTGAGCATACTTATGGCGCCGCTGTAGATATAGCTTGTGTAGGGGGTGAGGCTACTTATAAATTAGTAAAAGCAGCTATTGAAGTAGGATTTACTAGAATAGGTATAAGTAGAAAAAATAACTTTGTTCATGTAGGAATAGGATATGATGGAGCGCCTCCTATTACAATATGGACATATTAAATAAATTAAATGAAATTAATTAGAAAAATAAGCGTAGGTACTGATTATAAAAATGAAGCTATGCATTATTCTGTTGGACAAGAAGTATATGGTGGACATAAAATATGTGATATACTAGAAGACGATGGAGGTTACAAAATTTATATAACAAAAAACAAAGAGGTATTGCCTTGGAAATTCTTTAATTCTAACATGGCTGTATCTATAGAATACAATCTGGACTATTAAATGAAATCATTATTCAATTATATTATATCTACTAAATCACGGTACAACAACAAAGTAAATGTTGATACAAAAGAATTAATATTAAATACAGAAATTACAGAAAGAGATTATGTATTTGTTAATAGAGTTGGGAAAGTTTTAAGTGAACCAGCTTATGGAATTACTAGTAAAACACCCCGTAAAGGAGATGATGTAATTGTTCATCATAATGTATTTAGGAGATGGTTTGATATTCATGGTAAAGAAAAGAATAGTTCTAATTTTTTAAAAGAAAATGAATTTTTTGTTGCCCCTGACCAGATATTTGCTTTTAATAGAAATAATAAGTGGCATTGCCCTGATGAATATTGCTTTGTTGAGCCTGTATATAATAGTAAAAAATGGGACCCTCAGGACGAAGAAAAATTAAAAGGTAAGCTTGTGTATAGCAACAGTGAATTAGACAAATTAGGGATAGCTATAGGAGACGTGGTGGGATTTACACCTAACTCTGAATATGAGTTTGAAATAGAAGGCAAAAAATTATATAGAATATTATCTAATCAAGTTACAATAAATTATGGACAGAAGAAAAAGAATAATAGAAGCTGCCGAAAAAGCATTAGTTGAACTTGAAAAAGTTATTAGACAAAATATTGATTTATCTGAACTAGATCCTGAAAAAGCAAAAACAGCAGCTCAAGCTAAATGGGTTGCAATAGAAGATTCGTTAAAAATTATAGAAAAAATTGAAGAGTTATCCGATAAAAAATCTAGCAATAAAGAATCTAAAACTTTTTTAGGTGTTGAAAATAGAATCAAATAATGTACAAACAAACGCTTTATAAAATACACAATACTCATTTATCCGATAAAAAAATTAAACATCTTAATAAACATAAGAAGTTTGAATATGGATATAATGAAGATTTAGACTGTGTTATAATAAGTAAAGATGGTACAATAGGTGATATATATGAAATACAAGGTCTTAAGGTAGCAATACCTAAAACTCCAAATAAAATAGATGGAGAAGATCTAAAGCAAACAGATCAATATTTTAAAATAAAAAATAAACCTGAATCTTTAAATAAAATAAAAAGCATATATGATTTCCAATCTTACCCAGAAGATATTAAAGAAAAATATTACAAGTATATTGATGATGAATTTAATTATCGTAATGATGGGTATTGGTTCATGTGCAATGGTTCCCCGAACTACGTTACAGGATCGCACTATGTCTATCTCACTTGGACAAAAATCGACGTGGGAGCACCAGATTTTAGACAGGCAAACAGAATATTTTATTACTTCTGGGAGGCTTGCAAGGCAGATAAGAGATCTTATGGAATGTGCTACCTTAAGAACAGACGGTCTGGCTTTAGCTTCATGGCATCCTCAGAGACTGTTAACTTGGCAACAACTTCCAAGGACTCTAGATTTGGGGTCTTATCTAAAACTGGAGCAGATGCGAAGAAGATGTTTACAGACAAGATTGTACCCATATCAATCAACTATCCATTTTTTTTCAAACCAATACAGGATGGGATGGAAAGACCAAAGACGGAGTTATCCTATAAGATACCGTCAAGAAGACTTACCAGAAACGCCATCAAAGAGACCTATAGTCAGGAGGAATTTGGGCAGGGGCTCGATACAACAATCGACTGGAAGAACACCGGCGACAACTCGTATGATGGGGAGAAGTTACAACTCCTCGTCCATGATGAATCCGGTAAATGGGAGAGGCCGGACAATATACTCAACAACTGGAGAGTCACAAAAACGTGCCTCAGGCTCGGTGCCAAAGTAGTAGGTAAATGTATGATGGGATCTACATCTAATGCTTTATCAAAAGGTGGAGATCATTTTAAAAAATTATATAATAATTCAGATGTCAAAAATAGAAACCGCAATGGCCAGACTACAAGTGGATTATATGCTTTGTTCATACCTATGGAATGGGGATATGAGGGATTCATTGATAAGTTCGGGTATCCTGTCTTCGACACTCCATCAGAACCGATTGAAGGAATTGATGGCGAAAAAATATATTCGGGCGTTATTAACCATTGGAACAACGAGGTAGAAGGTTTAAAACATGACAGTGATGCTTTAAATGAATACTATAGACAATTTCCAAGATCAGAAAAACATGCTTTTAGAGATGAAACAATTAATTCATTATTTAATTTAACTAAAATCTACGAGCAAATAGATTACAACGAAGAAATGGCCTTAAAAGGTTATGTAACAACAGGGGCTTTTAGTTGGAAAAACGGTATAAAAGATACTAAGGTAATATGGACGCCAACTAAAAATGGAAGATTTAGGCTATCTTGGATACCCCCAGTTTCTTTGCAAAATAATATAATTACAAAAAATGGTATTAAATTTCCTGGTAATGATGGGCTCGGAGCCTTCGGATGTGATAGTTATGACATCAGCGGTACTGTTGGGGGTGGTGGGTCTAATGGTGCTCTTCATGGATTAACAACATGGAGTATGATTAGCGATATACCTAATACTAAATTTTTTTTAGAATATATTGCTAGACCGCAAACAGCAGAAATATTTTTTGAAGACGTATTAATGGCTTGTTTGTTTTATGGAATGCCAATACTTGCTGAAAATAATAAACCAAGATTATTATATCACTTTAAAAGAAGAGGTTATAGAGGCTTTTCTATGAACCGTCCAGATAAATCTAAGTTAAAATTATCTAAAACAGAAATAGAATTAGGAGGTATTCCTAATACATCAGAAGATATTAAGCAAGCTCATGCAGCCGCTATAGAATCTTATATAGAAAATCATATTGGTAAAAAAGAAAATTCGTATGGTAATATGTTTTTTCAAAGAACTTTAGAAGATTGGGCTAAATTTGATATATCAAAAAGAACATCTCATGATGCTTCTATAAGTAGTGGCTTAGCTATAATGGCTTGTCAAAAACATTTATACCGCCCTTCGGCGGAAAGAGTAACAAAAAAAGTTGATTTTGGTTTTTCAAAATATACTAATTCAGGATCAAGAAGTCAGATAATAAAATAAATATGGCAAAAAATAAAGGGCAATCAATTCAATTCCCGAGTCAAGCTGTCTCAGATGCAACAAAACAATCTAAAGAATATGGATTATCTGTTGCCAGAGCTATAGAGCAAGATTGGTTTAATAAAGACAATGGAGCTGGTAGGTATTATCAGACAAGAGATGAGTATCATAGACTAAGATTATATGCAAGAGGCGAGCAATCTATTAAAAAATATAAAGATGAATTTGCTATTAATGGTGATTTATCTTATTTAAATTTAGATTGGAAGCCAGTGCCTATAGTTCCTAAATTTGTTGATATAGTTGTTAATGGCATGCAAGATAGGTTATTTAGCATAAAAGCTTTTGCTCAAGATCCTATATCTACAGGTAAAAGAACTAAATTTGTAAATAATATACAAAGAGATCTAGCTGCTAAAAAAATATTAGCTGATATTGAGGCTGAATTAGGTGTTAATGCTAGGAATGTTCCTGAAGAAGATTTACCTTCTAATACTGAAGAGCTGGAATTATTCATGCAATTAAATTATAAGCAAGGAATTGAAATAGCTCAAGAACAAGCTATTAATAATGTTTTTCTTTCAAACAAATACGATGAAATAAAAAGCCGCGTAGATTATGACTTGGCTGTTATAGGAATAGGTTGCGCTAAGCATTCTTTTAATAATACTGATGGTATAAAGTTAGATTATGTAGACCCCGCTAATTTAGTATGGTCTTATACAGAAGATCCTAATTTTCAAGATTGCTATTATTTTGGAGAAGTTAAAAAAATAAAAGTAAACGAGCTTAAAAAACAATTCCCAGAATTAACGGATGAAACTATAGAGCAATATACTAAGAAAGGTTCTAACTACGTTGATTACAGCACTATAGGTAATGATAGGGACAACGCTATTGATGACAATAATGTTGTTACCGTTTTATATTTTAACTGGAAAACATGGGAAAGTAATGTTTATAAAATAAAAGAAACTAGTAGTGGTGCAGAAAAAGCTATACAAAAAGATGATAGCTTTGATCCGCCAAGTGACAAAAGAACTAGATTTAAAAAAGTTGCACAGGCTAGAGAAGTAATATACGAAGGAGCATTTATATTAGGAACTTACGAATTATTAAAGTGGGAAAAAGCCAGCAATATGATTAGGCCATTATCTAATACTAACAAGGTAATGATGAATTATATTCTAAGTGCCCCTAGATTATATAAAGGCAATATAAATTCTTTAGTTTCTAAAATGGCTCCCTATGCTGATTTAGTTCAATTAACTCATTTAAAACTACAGCAGGCTATACAAAGAATGACTCCTTCTGGGGTTTATCTAGACGCGGATGGTTTAGCTGAAATTGATTTAGGTAATGGTACAAGTTATAACCCACAGGAAGCGTTAAATATGTACTTCCAAACAGGATCTATTATAGGTAGATCTCAAACTGTTGATGGGGAAATGAATCCAGGTAAAGTTCCTATTCAAGAATTACCAGGAGGTGGTGGTAATCAAATACAAATATTAATAGGCGCGTATAATCAATATATTCAAATTATGCGTGATGTTACAGGTCTTAATGAAGCTCGCGATGGTTCCGATCCAGATCCAAAAGCATTAGTAGGTGTTCAAAAGTTAGCAGCGGCTAATAGTAATACAGCTACAAGACATATTTTAAGTAGCAGTATGTTTATTACAACTAGCTTAGCAGAGGCTATATCTCTTAGATTTAAAGATGTATTAGAATTTCATCCTTCAAAAGAAGCTTTTATTACAGCCTTAGGCAGATTTACAGTGGGTTCTTTAGAGGAATTAAAAGAACTTCACATGCATGACTTTGGTATATTTTTAGAACTTGAGCCTGATCAAGAAGAAAAACAACTATTAGAAGCTAATATACAAACAGCGTTGGCTCAAAAAAGTATATTTTTAGAAGATGCTATTGATATAAGAGAAATAAATAATACTAAGCTTGCAAATCAAGTACTTAAATTTAGAAGAATTAAAAAACAACAAGTTGATCAACAGCAGGCTCAAGCGGCAAGTACAGCGCAAGCAGAAGCTCAGGGTCAAGCTCAGGTTGTTGTTGAACAAGCTAAAGCTCAAGCAGAACAGATTAAAACAGAATCTAAAATTCAAGTTTCTACTGCTGAAAATGAACTTTCAATAAAGAAAATGGAAGTTGAAGCTAGAACTAAAAGAGAGCTTATGCAATTTGAATATGATTTAAATGTTCAATTAAAAGAATTAGAATTACAAGCGCAGAAAGAGCTTGTTGATGCTCAAAATACAAGTAAAGAAAAAATATCACTTTCAAAAGTTACAGGTCCGGTTGATGCTGGCAAACCTAAAAAGTCCTTTGAATCAAAAGGCAATGATGTTCTAGGGGGTTTTGATTTATCAAGATTTGAACCTAGATAAAACTATTTAAACTATTTTATTATATACAATTATGGAAGAAACAATTAATGTTAAACCAGTAGAAGATTCTAATGAGCCTCAAACAACTCAAGAAAAAGAAGCTGCTGTTTTAGAAAAAGCCGTTGAAGAAGGAACCGTTGATAAAGAATATGGTTTACAAGAAGACGGTGTTTATAAAATTAACTTAGATAAACCACCAACACCAAAAGAAGATGCCGTTCAAAAGCAAGAAACAGAGAGCGTATCTGTGGGCGATGGAGCCGGCGATAGCGAAGAAGTGGACAAAGAAGTACGGGAGCAAGATTCAAAAGAGCCCGAGCAAAAAGAAGAAAAAGAAGAAGAAGAAATAAATGAATCACCTTTAGAGCTTGTAGATGACAAAGAGGAAACTAAAGAAATAATTAAAGAGGAACCTCAGCAAGTAATAAAAGAAGAAAAAATACCTGAAGCACCAAAACAAGAGCTTCCGGAAAATATAGAGAAGCTTGTAAAGTTTATGGATGAAACTGGCGGGTCTGTTGAAGATTACGTTAATTTGAACAAAGATGTTTCAAAAATGGACAATACTACATTGCTTCGTGAATATTATAAGAGTACAAAACCTCATTTAGATGCAGATGATGTTGATTTTTTATTTAACAAAAATTTTGCATATGATGAAGAGGCGGATGAACCGTCAGACGTTAAAGCTAAGCAATTAGCTTTTAAAGAAGAATTATATAATGCTCAAAATTATTTTAATAATGCTAAGGAAAAATATTATGCTGATCTTAAGTTAAGAAAGCAAGAAAATGTTTCTCCTGAATATATTGAAGCTATGGAGTATTATAAAAATTCACAGCAACAATCAGAAGAATACAATAATCTTCAAAAACAGTTTATTGAAAAAACAAATAATGTTTTTAATGATAATTTCAAAGGTTTTGATTTTAAGGTCGGAGAAAACAAATATAGGTTTAAAGTAGATAATACTGAAAAAGTTAAACAATATCAATCAGATATTTCTAATTTTGTTAATGAGTTTTTAGGAAAAGATGGATCTGTAGCCGATGCCCCTGGGTATCATAAAGCTCTATTTTCAGCTACAAACGCAGATAAGATTGCAAATCACTTTTACGAGCAAGGCCGTGCCGACGCTATAAAAGAAGCTGCTAAACAAGCTAAAAATATTAATATGGATCCTAGAATAGATAATACTACAATAAAAACCAATCAAGGAGATAAAATTAGAGTTGTATCTGGTAATTCATCTGATAAGTTGCGCATTAAATGGAATAATTAACAACTTAAAATCAAACAAAAATGGCTTTTACTAGTGGCATTCCTGCCGCATTACAACCAACCCAGTCTAAAACATTATATTCTGGGAATTACATTGACTTCACTGCTGCGGCACATGATCAATGGACACAACAATTTTTACCCGATGTATACGAAAAAGAAGTTGAAAGATACGGAAATCGTTCAATCGGATCATTTTTAAGAATGGTATCTGCAGAGATGCCTTCAACATCAGATCAAATCATATGGACAGAACAAGGACGTTTACACACTCGTTACGCGAATGTACTCCCTCAGGGGACTGCTGCGGCGTTGCCGGCTGTTGGTGCGGCGGCTGTAATTGCAGCTGATGCTAATGCTGGAGGTAGATTAAATTTTACTATTCCCGCTCAACCAACTAGCGTAGGTTTAACTTCAGCAACTACAGGAAACTGTAATTTTAAAGTTGGCCAAACAGCTATGATTCAAGTTCAAACTAGCGCAACTTCTGCGGTAGGAGGTTCTGCTGCGGTAATCAAAGGTGTAGTAACTTTAGTTTCTGACACGCGTTTTCAAATTAAAGCTTATAAGCCACACGCTGGTGTGACTGCTGCTCAAAGAGTAACTGCTTTAGTTTATGGATCTGAATTTGCTAAAGGTACTGGAAACTTTACTGAAAAGCTAGATCCTAGCTATGCTACATTTACTAATGCTCCTATTATTATGAAAGAGCATTACTCAATTAACGGATCTGACACTGCTCAGATTGGTTGGATTGAAGTAACTTCAGAAAATGGAGCAGATGGTTATTTATGGTACTTAAAATCAGAGCATGAAAACAGACTACGCTGGGAAGACTACGTAGAAATGGCTATGGTTGAAGGTGTTGAAAAAACTGCAGGCGGTGCTAATATTGCACTTGGAACTTATGGAGGTAGCTTAGCTGCACAAAACGCACGTGGTACTCAAGGCTTCTTTGACGCAATTGAAGAAAGAGGAAATGTATATTCAGGCTTTGGCGCGCAAGCAGCTGGAGGCGGCGCGTTAACTGACTTTGATGCTGTGCTTAAGCAATTAGATAAGCAAGGTGCTATTGAAGAAAACATGCTTTTCTTAGATAGAGATCTTTCTTTAGAAATTGATGACATTTTAGCACAACAAAATGGTGGTTATGCTGGAGGTACTTCTTATGGAGTATTTAATAACAGCGAAGATATGGCTCTTACATTAGGATTCACTGGATATAGAAGAGGATCTTATGACTTTTACAAAACTGACTGGAAATATTTAAATGACTGGTCAACTCGTGGAGGTTTTGGAGACATAGAAGGAGTTTTAGTACCAGCGGGTACTTCAACTGTTTATGACCAACAACTTGGGACAAATATTAAGCGTCCATTCTTACACGTAAGATATAGAGCTTCTGAAACTGACAACAGAAAAATGAAATCTTGGATTACAGGATCTGTTGGAGGACCAACTAGCTCAGATATTGACGAAATGAGAATGCATTATCTTACTGAAAGATGTCTTATTACTCAAGCAGCAAATAATTTTGTATTATTTAAAGCTTAATAAGTTTTTTAACTATAGGATACAGGCCCTTCGGGGCCTAGTATTCTTATTTTATATTATTTAATTATGACAACAAAAACAATTAGTACCCCATCTATAGAAAAAGGATGGGAAATTAAAGACAGAACATATATACTTACAAACAACAGGTCGCCAATATCGTGGACTATACAAACAAAACATACCGCTAGAAAACCTTTATTATGGTTTGATGAAAAAAACGGTGTAAATAGAGAAATACGATATGCTACAAATCAAAAATCGTTATTTGTAGATGAACAAGACGGCGCGGTAACATTATCACATGCTGTATTTTTAGATGGCATAATGTATGTTCCAAAAGAAGATCAAAATTTACAAAAATTACTTTCTTTATATCATCCACAAAAGCAAGATTTATGGCAAGAAATAGATGATGTTCAAGAAGCTGCGGAAGAAATTGATGTTCTTGAATTAGAGCTTGAAGCTTTAAATTTAGTTAATGAAATGGATATAGAACATTTAGAAGCAATAATGAGAACAGAAATGGGATCCGGTGTTTCTAAGCTATCTTCTAAAGAATTAAAAAGGGATGGTTATAAATTTGCTAAATCTCAACCTATTCTATTTTTAGAGTTAGCTAATGATGAAGATATAAAACTTCGTAATTTAGCTAATAGAGCTGTTGAAATTGGTATATTACAATTAACAGATGATAATACTGTTTTTAAATTTGCTAATGGCAAAAAAGTTTTAACAGTACCATTTGAACAACACCCTTATGCTGCATTAGCGCAGTATTTTAAAACTGATGAAGGCGTAGATTTAATGAAATCTATTATGAAAAAGCTTTCATAAATACTTGGTATAAGGTGAGAAATCAACCTTATACCGTCTAATAAAAACAAAAATCAATGGTAAATATAAATGACGTTTACAACACCGTCTTAGTTATAACTAATAAAGATAATCGCGGATATATAACACCAGAGGAGTTTAATAGATTAGCAAATCAAGCTCAAAATGAAATATTTGAAAGCTATTTTAGAAAGCAATCATCTTATGAGTTAAATGCAAATTTAACAAGTGATTTTGCTGATCCTATATTAAATACTTCTGAAAAAATTAATGAATTTTATGCTACAAATAATCCAGCAAAAGCAAATAATATATTTGCATATCCCACAGATTTTTATAGATTAGGTGTTGTATCTGTTGATAATGTAACTGCAGATTATGTTTCACACGAAGATTTAAAATATATTAATTTATCTCCATTAACCGCTCCTGTAAAAACTCAACCGGTTTATGCTTTAGTTAATGCGGGTGTAAAAATATTTCCTGATTCAATATCTACAGGAGTTACTTTAGAATATTTAAAAAAGCCTAATAGACCTAAATGGGGTTATGCAATGCCTACTGCAGCTCAAATTGCAGCAGGAGTTCCTAATAAACCTATATATGATTCTACAGCTTTTGATCCATCTACTGATAGTTATGATACTCCAGCTAAATCTTATAACTTTGAATTACATTCGTCTGAAGAATATGATTTAGTAGTTAAAATATTATCATACGCTGGAGTTGTAATTAAGCAAGCAGATGTAGCAGGATTTGCACAAGGTAAAGAACAACAAATAGCAGCAACTGAACAATAATGGCAATATCAAGAAAACCTTTAGACGTAGATAATTATTCCGCATTAGATGGTGGAACAGGATTAGCTATACCAGGATATTATAGAAGAACTAATTTAAATGATATTATAAATAACTTTATAGTTGGTTATATTGGAGACGGAAAAGTTTTAACTAAAGTACCTAGGTATGAGGTTGCTTTTTGGGCGCAAAGAGCAGTACAAGAATTTAGTTATGATGTATTTCATTCTGAAAAATCTATTGAAATTGAGTTAAGCTCAACTAAATCAATATCTCTTCCTTCTGATTACGTAAATTATATTCGTTTAGAGTATAGTGATTCAGATGGTATAATGAGACCTATACCAATAAGCTCTACAACAAGAGCTAATAAAGCTGTAGCTCAGGATGAGGATTATAAATATATATATGATCAATCTGGTAATATAGCTTTTAAAGAAACATCAGAAACTTTAGAAAAATATCAATCTGCTGAAAAAATATTTGATGTAGAAAGAACAAAAGATTATTATAATGGATATTTTGATACAGATGATTTTCAATATTATGGACAAAGATACGGTTTAACACCTGAATTACAAAATATAAATGGTAGTTTTGTACTAGATTTAGAAGCGGGTAAAATTTATCTTGATGCTGCTTTTCAACAAAACAATTTTGTTACACTAACATATATTTCTGATGGCTTAGGTAATAATGATAACTTTGATAACGTTTTAGTTCCTAAGTTAGCAGAAGATGCTGTATATTCATCTATACTTTATAATCTTTCCAAAGTAAGAAGCTCCGCTGCGGGTGCAGCTGGTTTATACAAAAAAGAAGCTTCAGCTAAAATGCGAAATGCAAAGATAAGACTTTCAAACATGAAAGTTTCTGAAATGTCTCAAGTATTGCGCAATAAATCAAAATGGATAAAACACTAATAAAATTCTATGCCAGAAATTAAACGACTCTTTAACGCGAGCAAAATGAATCGCGATTTAGATGATAGATTAGTACCGGCCGGTGAATATCGAGAAGCTTTAAATATAAACGTAAGTAAATCAGAAGGTTCAGATATGGGCGCTGTTGAAAACTTATTAGGAAATAAACTTATAAACACTACTCTTGTAAATAATGCCACTGTAATTGGATCTTATAAAGACACAGGTACTGAAAAAATTTATTATTACATTACATCAAATGATTCTTTTGATGAAAGCAATACTGGGTCACACCAAATTATAGAATATGATCAAAAAGCTGAAAAAAGCACTATATTAGTTAACTGTGCTGCCTTAAATTTTCATAAAAATTATCCTATAACTGGTATAAATATAGTTGATACTTTATTATTTTGGACAGATAATAGAAATCCGCCTAGAAAAGTAAATGTACAAACAGCTTTAAATGAGCCTGGATACTATAATATAACTGATGTTGATGATTTAATATCTGTAGCTAAATATAATCCATTTGAAGCTCCTGAAATACTATCTGTGGGTGCAAATGATGAAGCTGGAAACCCAATTACATCTAACTTTTTAGAAAATAAATTAGTTAGATTTTCATATAGATGGCAATATGAAGATGGAGAATATAGTACATTAGCTCCATTTACACCTATATGTTTTTCAAGACTGGGTAATATTGATACTATATCTTCTTCAATAAGTGATTTTGGAGAAATTGAAACTTTTGTAAATGCAATAAAATCTGTGCAATTATCTATTCCTACACCGTCGGGTTTTGGTATAGTAAATGCAGAATTAATATATAAAGAAACAGGATCTAGTACATTATATGTGGTTGAAGATAAATCTATAACAACAGAAACTAGTGTTAACTTTTTTTATAAGTCACAGGATCCATTTAAAACATTACCGCCAGATCAACTAACTAGGGTTTACGATGCAGTTCCTAGAATTGCAAAATCTCAGGAGCTTGCGGGCGGAAGACTTATATATGGTAACTTTTTACAAAATTATAATATACCTGATATAGATTTTACTGTAACTAGAACAGGAGAAGATTCAGCAAGATATACACAAATAGACAGTTTGTCTGTTAAATCAAGAAGAACATATCAAGTTGGTGTTGTATTAGCGGATAAATATGGAAGACAATCTCCCGTTATACTATCAAATTCTGGAGGTGATACTGTTTTTGTTGATGCAGGAACAGGCGAAGCGGACTCAACAACAGCTTTTAATGCTTTGCGTATAGCATTTTCTCAAGCTACCATAGATACATTACAAAACTTAGGGTGGGCTTATTCTTATAGAATTGTTGTAAAACAAAGAGAGCAAGAGTATTATAATTGGATTTCAATTGTTAATTCTCAAGATACTGTTGCAAGACTAGGTGATAGTATTAATAAAATACCAAGAGATCAAACTGCTGTTATACCCCCTAGTACATCTTCTACAATATCGCCTACAAATATTTCTGTATTTCCAAAAGTTCTTTCTGGTTCAAATCAAACAACTACAACATTAACTAAAGTAAGATCTATATCAAATCCTACAGGAGATGCAACAGTTTCAACAGGATCAGCTACATCTGGGTTAGCGGTTTTTGAAACAAAACCAGTAGAGTCAGATTTAGATATATTTTTTGAAACATCAACGGGTGGGGAAATTTCTCAATTAACAACAACTGCTATTGATATAGAATTTTTTAATTGTTATTTGTTAACTTTTCAATCGGGTACACATATTGAAACAAATAGATTAAGAGCTGGATTTAACGAAACAGCTTTTGATGTAGGGGTTAGAGCTTTTGTTGTTCAAGAAAATTTTGCAGAAGAAAGAAGATTTAATACTTTAATACACTCTAGTGGTCTTTTTAATTCAAGAACAAATGTAAATTATATAAATCAATTTAATGAATCTGAGGGGGGATTAACAATATCTTTAGATCCTCATGATGGATCTGTACAAAAGCTATTTGCTGATGATACTCAAATAGTTATTTTTCAAGAAGATAAGGTTTCAAGATCACCTATAGATAAAAACTTTATATATGCCGCAGAGGGAGGAGCTATTCCTGTTACTAGTAATACACAATTTTTAGGAACAATAGCCCCATACGCAGGTGAATTTGGTATTTCTAGCAATCCTGAATCTTTTTCAACATTTGGTTTTGTTAAATATTTTACAGATAAAAACAGAGGAAGCGTTTTAAGATTAGCACAAAACGGTATTACAGAAATATCAAATTTTGGAATGAGTGATTTTTTTAGAGATTCTTTAAAAGGTGCAACTAAAATTATAGGTTCTTACGACGAGTATCATGGTTTGTACAATTTAACTATCACAGGGGAATCATATTCAAGCAATATTGATACTAATGTAGCTACGTCTAATGATAATTATTTTACAATATCTTTTGATGAAAATGCTAAGGGCTGGACAAGTTTTAAATCTTTTCAAAAAGAATCAGGAATAAGTTTAAATAATACTTATTATACTTTTTATCAAGGTAAATTATGGCAACATAATTCTGAAGATGTTAATAGAAATAATTTTTATAATTTAGGAACTCAAGAATCTTATATAGAAACTATATTTAATGATGCTCCTTCTTTGGTTAAACAATTTAATACTATTGGCTACGAAGGAACAGAGGGTTGGAATGTAAATTTTATTGATACTGACATATCTAGCGCTGGTGTTTTACCAACAACAACACAAGCTTTTAATACAATATTAAGACTTCAAGGTGTTTCAAACAATAGTATATTATCAGGAGAAAGATCGATAAATGCTATTGCAGGATCTTTAATTAAATGGATTATATTTGTTGAACCTAAAAGCTCAGACTATAAATTTAATAGTATTAATGATGTCACTCTTTCTGGAAACAATAATTTAACTGTAACTAATCCATCTGCTATAGTTAATAATAAACTTGCTTTTTTAGTTGAATATACTGTTGGTACTTCTGATTCTATACAAAATCTTAATGTAGGCGGCACAGGTGCTTCGTTAGCATTTACAGTAGCATTATTAACAATTAATACAGGTGATTCTGTTAGTAATGCAAGTGTTAGCCCCGCTGTTCAAACTTTTACTACAGCCGGTTTAAACACAGCATCTTTTACTATAGACGCGGAAGATGGCTACTATATTGAAGAAGGAGATATATCTATAAACACATCAGGATTATCTACATTAAATAATAGTAGTATATCAGGGTCTGTAAATAAAACTATAAAAGTTGTAAATTATACAGAAGGGAATAGATATACCGTGGATGATATAAAACAAAATATAATAACTTTTACAGTTGGTAAAACTTATATATTTGATCAATCTGATTCAAGTAATTCTGGTCACCCTATAAGATTTAGTACTACAAATAATGGAACTCACGGAGGTGGTTCTGAATATACAACAGGTGTTACTTATACAGGAACTCCAGGTCAAGCAGGGGCCAATACATCGATAGTAATAACAAGTACAACACCAAATCTTTATTACTACTGTAGTAATCATAGTTTAATGGGGGGTTCTACTAATATATTGCTTTTTGAGCATTCTAGGTCGTTTGACAATGTTCAATTTTCTATTCCAATAACCGTGCCTTCAAATCCTACAAATAATACAATAGGGGTGAGTGGGCCGGCTAAAGCTAAGTATGATGTAACCTGGACGGCTCCTAACGTAGGAACTTTAACGCCTCCTGCGGGAGTTACCACGGGAGTTGTTTTTAAAACTTTTCCGTATGATTCTCCAGCTACTAGACAGGCTAATATAAGGATTACAGCAAGTGCTACTACTAAAGTTCTTTTAGAGGACGCTTATGATCTATCTATGAACGTTTCAGGATTTACTTCAAGTAAAACATTATCTAGTTTGCAAGATACTTTAGATATTTCAATACAAATTTTGCCTGTATATCAATCCAATTTAATACAATCAACATTAGCTGGTAACGGAGAAGTTGATGCTGCCTTAGGAGTATATCCATCAGCTCATACTTTTACTACAACCTCAGCTGTTAATTTGATTATTGGAGATGTAATAACAGAGCAAGCAAATGTAGATATATTGGTTACGCCTAGTGATTCATGGATATTAATAAATGGAAGTACAGGTGCACAACCAATAAATAAATTAGGACAATTTACAATTGGGGCATCTGATAATGGAACTGGCTCACAAAGAACAGGCACTGTTGTTATAAGTAATAACAACGGGAGAGTAACTGGCATTTCTAATTCAACTATTAATATAACACAATCATGAGCGATATAATAAATTTTCCTTTTGAGGAAAAAGAAGGCAAGTATTTTGCACCTATAGTTTCTGAGCAAACTACATATAAAGTTGTTAATGGTGCTGTAGTTGTTGATAGTAAAGAATTAGTTGCGGGAATAAAAGGTGTTTTCGCAAGAGTAAGATTAAACTTGCCTATTAATAAGGCTATAAATAAAACAGAGCTGTTTGCGGTAAATTCGGAAGCAGTAAATTCATCGAATTAAATTATATGCAATTACAAGTAAGAAAATTACAAGAATCCGATTGGGATTTAATACCAAAGTGGTGGGAAGCTTATGACTCTGAAGGTTTCCCACGTGACTTTTTACCCGGTGCATTTCAACTAGGTGATAAACAAGAAGAAAAAAGACAGGGCTTAGGTGGCTTTATGGTGTGCAAAGGAGATGATCCTATTGCAGCTATGTGGCTATGGATGACAAATAGTAAGATGGCAATTCCAGCTGTTGTAGTGAGTGATAAATCTTATCGTGACACTGACAGAAGTGATGCATTGCAACTCTTAGTAGATTTTACAACTGATTTTGCTGAAGACTTAGGTTATAAATATGCATTCGCATGGGCAAAACCGGGTAGATTATTAGAAAAATATAAAAAAGCGGAGTATTATTGCGATGAAACTCCGTCTTACGAATTAATACTAAAATACTAATGGGAGACGTAGTAAAAGGCGTAGCATCACTTTTCGGAGGTAGAAAAAGAAGACGTGAACAAAAAGCAGCAAATAAAGGTTTAGACCAAGCAAGAAGAAGACAAGATGCGTTTAATTTACAAAATGTATATGCGGGTATGGGTACTCCAGATATTTCAATGTCTGGCTATGACCCTTCCCAGGCACAAGTGGGCCAATTAGGGCCAGCACAACAAGCTCAGTTAGCGCAATTAGCACCTTCACAAGGCTATGAAGCGCAAGGTTATGATCCAAGAACAACATCTATAGGCGGATTAGCTAGAGGTGCGGATACTGGATTAACCAATACAATGGCTAATCTTCAAGTTTCAACAGCTGCTGCAGATATGCAGGCTAGAGAAGCTGATCAAGCATTAGCAGCATCACAAGATTTAGCTGCACAAGCAGGTACAGGGGCGGGAGGTGCTACAGCACTTGCAGCAGCCGCTGCAAAATCAAAAGCTGGTGTTGCTGCATCTATAGATCAACAGGTTAAAAGAAATGAAATGCTTAGAGCTCAGGGAGAAAGTCAATTACAAAGAGCTCAACTTGCTCAAGGTAATTTAGCTTCTAAATTTGATTTAGGACAAAGCCAGTTTAATGTTGGTGCTCAAAACAAAGCGGCGCAATTTGGCGCGCAAGCTCAAAACCAAGCCGCAAGATTTGGTGCTCAATCTGCTAATCAATTTGCGTTAGCTCAGTTTGGTGCAGAAAATAAAATGAATCAATTTAATGCTGGTCAGCAAAATCAATTTGCAAGAACACAATTTGGTGCAGAAAATCAATTTGCATTAGCCAATCAACAAGCACAGAATCAGGCTGCTAGGTTTGGAGCGAACGCTTCTAATCAAGGTGAAATGGCTAATGCTAGATACCAGTTCCAAACAGATGTTATGGAAAGAGAAGGTGAAGCGGCTATACAACAATTTGATTTTAATAAATTACAAGATCAAACAGGTAGAGCAATGGCAAGGAGTAATGCTGCTGATGCGGCAAGAGCAGAAGCTAAATCAGACCTTATTGGCGGAATTGCTGGAATAGCACAAGCGGGCTTAGCCGCTGCGTCAGGTGGTTTATTTGGAGAAAAAGTTTCAGGATTTATGGAAAAAACAGGCTTTAATAAATAATAATATGGCAAACTATAATTACGACTTTTGGTCAAAAGAATTTGAATATAAGCCTGGTGGTGCTAAAAGCCAACAAATGATTGGACAAGCTATAGACGATTCTATAGAAGAACGCCGATTAATGGCCGACAGAGCTGAAGCTAAAAGAGATAGGCAACTTAAAAGAAATATTTTAAATTATAACTATGCGCAAAAGATGGCGCAAGATATGGATGATTTAAATATTATGCCTACAGCCGGTGTGCAGGGAATGGGCGAAATTATGACTGCCGCTGGAAGATCTATTGCTGATCAAGCTGCTTATTTAAATAAAGAGCTTAAAAGAACCGGGGATATGACATCGTATTCTGCAGCTATGGCTAAGTTAAAAGGAGAAGTTAGCAGTATTAAAAACATGGATAAGGAAGCTAAAGCTTTTTTAGGCGGTGTAAATACAGCTATAGAAAACGGTACATTTTCAGATTATAATTCACCTGAATTATTGGGTATGGCTGAAGATATGCGAAGAGGATCACCTAAGGGTAGATTTGAAAACATTAATGGAGTTACTACTTGGGTATCTGAGACTGTCGACGGTAAACCATATCAGGTTGCCGCAAGCCAATTTAGTGAGTTATCTAAAAAACTTCAAGTTAAAGACGATGTAGATACTATATTAAAGTCATCTATAAGTTTAAACCAAGGACGTGACGGTAATATATTAGGTTTTAATCAAAGTCCATCAGGCATTGGCGGTCAAGGTTTAAGTGCAGCTGATTTAGCGTCAGATAGTTTAACTGATCTTATAAACACCGCTGGACCTGGCAATAAGGAAAGAAAAAGCGCAGCTTTGTTAGTTGATCATTTTGGTGTACCTTCAAGAAGAGCTAAAGAGCTTATGACTCAAGTTATTGATGAAGATCAATTAACACCTCAAGAAAAAGCGGATGGTATTGTAACAGAAGGCGATAGGCTATTACAACAAAAGTGGTTGCAAAAAGCAGAGTCAATGTATGGTATTAACCAAAAAGCTGTTAGTACTGAGCGTAGAGCAAGAAAAGATAATTTTGAAAGATATGTAGACATAGAAAATAATAGAAAAGATGTTGCAAACACTCAAGCTAATTTACC